AAGACCTAGCTGATAGTGAACAAGAGAAGTTAAAAGAACTTACTGAAGACGTAGACTACGAAGATGAAGAAAATTTTCAAGAGAAAGTTTCTACATTGAAGGAAGCATACTTCACAGGTAAGAAGTTTGAAGCTGTCTCTGACGATAGCGGTGTGGCTTCCAGTGATATGGATCCATTGAGTACTGATGAAGTACAAAATGCAAACCCAAATATGACTGGTTATACTGCCGCAATTAGTAAATTTGCTAAATTAGATGATTAATCCTAATCATATAAGTGATTTAGCTTAATAAGGGGGATATAAACAATGTTTATGTCAGAATCTTTACAAGAAAAATGGAGTCCAGTATTGGAGCATCCCGATCTTCCAAAGATCGAAGATAGCTACAAAAGAGCTGTAACTTCTGTTATTCTTGAAAACCAAGAACGAGCAATGGCTGAAGATCAGAGCGCTTTAACAGAAGCACTTGGAGCCGGTACTGGTACTGTAGTAGGTACTGGAGCAACTGCAACAGCAGCTAACTGGGATCCAATCTTAATTTCGCTAGTTCGTAGGGCAATGCCTAACTTGGTAGCATATGATATATGTGGTGTACAACCAATGACTGGTCCAACAGGTCTTATCTTCGCAATGAAGGCGAGATATGTTGATACTACGTCTGCAACAGCCAGAACAGAAGCGTTATTCAACGAAGCTGATACTGACTACTCTGCAGCAGGTACACACGCAGGAGCAGACCCATTTGCGTCAGCTTCCGCTAACACTGCAATTCAAACAGGCTACACAACAGGTACAGGTGATACTACGGCAGCAGCTGAAATTGATGCGTCTATCGCAGAAATGTCGTTCACAATCGAAAAAGCTACAGTTACCGCAAAAAGCAGAGCGCTAAAAGCTGAGTACACTATAGAACTCGCACAAGACCTTAAAGCAATTCATGGCCTTGACGCAGAAACTGAACTAGCAAACATTCTTTCTGGTGAAATCCTAGCGGAGATCAACAGGGAAGTTGTTAGACAGGTTAATGATCAAGCCAAGATTGAAGGTGTTGCATCAGAAGCTAACCTAACTGGTACTTCTGTCAACGGTCAATTTAACCTAGATGTTGATTCATCTGGTCGTTGGTCAGTTGAGAAATTTAAAGGTTTAATGTACCACATTGAAAGAAATGCTAATGTTATTGCACGACAAACACGAAGGGGTAAAGGTAACTTTATTCTGTGTTCAAGTGACGTAGCATCTGCACTAGCAATGGCCGGTGTATTAGACTACGCTCCAGCTTTGTCAACTAATTTAAATGTTGATGACACTGGAAACACTTTCGCTGGAGTCCTTAACGGATCTCTGAAAGTGTATATCGACCCATATTACGCAAGTGCGTCTACACGACCCACAGGCGTTACAGCCGGTGAAGGGTATGTGACAGTTGGATATAGGGGATCAAATCCGTTTGATGCCGGACTATTCTATTGCCCATACGTTCCATTGCAGATGGTTCGTGCAGTTGGTGAGAACACATTCCAACCTAAGATTGGATTTAAAACTCGTTACGGAATCGTAAGTAATCCGTTTGTTGGTGCTACCCCAGCCTCTGGCTTGGCCGCAACTTCAACGAACTCTTACTACAGAAGTTTCGAAGTTCTTAACCTTCTCTAAATCATAATTTTTGATTTCAAAGAGCTCCTTTGGGAGCTCTTTTTTTTGCCTTTCTAATTGTTATAAATAAGTAGGTAATAGTAAGAAACATGGCATACAGTAAGCAGGTTGTAGAAAGATTTGAGAGTGTTCTCAGAAATCCAGAAAAACATTCAGTAGGACGATTTGATCCTAATGATCCTGATGTAGCTAGTGGAATGGTAGGTGCACCATCATGTGGAGATGTAATGAAATTGGATCTCAAAATAGATGGTAACACAATCAAAGATGTTAAATTTAAGACATATGGTTGTGGTTCAGCAATAGCATCTTCAACATTATTTGTAGATATGTTAAGAGGATTAACACTTGAAGATGCGAAGAAGATTGAAGATAAACAAATAGCTGAAGCATTACAACTACCACCTATTAAATTACATTGTTCAGTTTTGGCTGAAGAAGCTATTGGTAAAGCAATAGAAGATTGGGAAAATAAGAAATGTGTACAAGCAGCCTTATTTCAACCAGTTACTTAATATTACGTTTTATTAACACACATACACACAGGAGGCAATTATGTCCGATTCAAAATCAGGGTTCGAAATCAGAGCCGATTTACTTTCACAAGCGCAAGGTCTATTAGAGCAAAATGCACAACGCAAAGTTGATGCACATTATTTCAATGTAGATAATAAACTTGATTCAAGTGAATTACCAGTAATAGAAATTACTGCGTTAGATGTTATTAACACTGCTAGACAGTTAAATTCTTTCGTAAACGAAAAGTAAATCTTAAACAGAGAGAGGGCTTGTCCCTCTCTTTGTTATAAATACTAATATGATAAATGATACTAGATCATATGTTGAGTCAGAAACACCCCTAGAAGATCATAAGTACACGGGTTGGTTTTGGCATGAAGACACAAGAAAATTTTATAGATGGAATGATCTAATGGAATTATTCAAACACGATTATTTTGATACAGATTTATCATCAACAAAACGAATGGAAACAGAACATGGCAACAGCTAATTGGCAATCAGATCAACCTACAAATTTAAATTATCTCTCACCAGTTAATTTTGATCTACAAATTAATAAATTACCTAAAACTAGATATTTTTGTGTAGGAGCCACATTACCTTCAATTACTTTAAGTGAATCTGAACAAGGTACTTCTTTAGCTATTGCAGCTATGATACCTGGCGATAAAATTACTTTTGATCCATTATCAGTAAGATTTATTGTAGATGAAGATATGACAAATTATCAAGAAATCTATAATTGGTTGATACAATTAGGACCAGGATATGATACTGATGATTATAAAAGTTTAGTAGGCTCTTCAATAACAACTACTGGATTTAGTACTCGTGGTGGAGATTTTACTAAAATGTATTCTGATGCTACTTTAATTGTTAATACATCAGCTAATAACCCTAATATAGAATTTACATTTGAAGATTGTTTTCCTACAAGTTTAGGTTCTGTAGATTTTAAAAGTGATGAATCTGATATTCCATATACCGTGGCTGAATTAACTTTAAGATATACGTTATTTAAAATAAGAACAACTAGTTAATTGACTTTTCAGCAAAAGCTGTTATAATATATAATATGAAACTAACTTCTATTCAAGAGATGTGGAAACAAGATTGTCAAATTGACGATATTGAACTTGATGCATCTTCCCTTAATGTTCCCAAACTTCACGCAAAATATAGTGAGATACTAGTAAGTAAAAAACTCACTCAAATTCAATACGAGCATAAATTAAAAGATTTACAAAAAGATAAATGGCTTTGGTATACAGGAAAATTGACTCAAGAAGAAATACAAAAAAAGAATTGGGATTACTACCCATTCAAAGGACTTACAATACTTAAATCAGATTATGATAAGTTTTTTGGATCAGATAAAGATGTACAAAAAGCAGTTGAAAAATTAGAATATTGTAAAGTTACAGTTGATTATTTACAAGATATAGTCTCACAATTAACGTGGAGACATCAAACAATTAAGAATATTATAGAATGGCGCAAATTCATGGCAGGCTCGTAGTCGCCAAAAAAGACGAAGTTTACTTAACAATTTCCACAGAAGACTCGATAAGAAAAGAACTTTCAGAATTCTTTAAATTTAAAGTTCCTGGTGCCAGTTTCATTCCGGCTGTTCGTAAGAAATTTTGGGATGGATACATTCGTTTATTTCATCTTAATACAAATCAATTATATTTAGGTTTATACACCTATCTCAAAGAATTTTGTGAAGAACGTGATTATGAGATAGAAGGATATACACCTGAAACAGATATTTTTACAATAGAACGATATCAAGAAATTGTTAAAGATATTCCTTTAGAACTTAGAGATTATCAAAAAGAAGCTATAGCTTACGCCGCTCATAATCAAAAATGTATATTAGTATCTCCGACTGCTTCAGGTAAGTCATTAATGATATACAGCCTTATACGATACAATTTCCTAAAGAAAAATAAGAAAGCATTAGTAATTGTACCTACAACATCATTAGTAGAACAAATGACAAAAGATTTTCACGATTACGGATTCAAAGGTGATATAGCTAAGATATATGGTGGTGACAAAGGTGCAGAAGCACCTATTGTTGTTACTACATGGCAATCTATGATGAGAATGCCTAAAGGGTTTGGAAATCAATTTGGAATGGTGATCGGTGATGAAGCTCATTTATTTCAGGCTAAATCTCTCACAAAAATCATGGAATCATTAACAGAAGTAAAATACAAGATCGGAACAACAGGTACATTACAAGACACACAAACACATAAACTTCAATTAGAAGGCTTGTTCGGCCCGGCCTATTTTGTTACTACTAGTAAAGAATTAATGGATGAAGGTACACTTGCTAATTTAGATATACAATGTTTAGTATTATCATATTGTGATGAAGAAAGAAAATTAGTCAGTAAAATGAAATATCAAGAAGAAATGGATTGGATAGTCAGAAACGAAAAACGAAATGGTTTCATACGAAACCTAGTCAATGGATTAGAAGGTAATTCATTAGTATTGTTTCAGTATGTAGAGAAACATGGTCGAGGCTTATATACTTTATTATCAGAATTAATAGCTAATGATACAACAAAGAGAAAGGTATTTTTTGTATTTGGTGGGACTGATGCTTTAGATAGAGAAAAAGTTAGAGAAATTGTAGAAACTGAACAGAACGCCGTGATAGTAGCGAGCTTCGGTACTTTTTCTACAGGAATTAACATCAAAAGATTACATAACATTGTATTTGCTTCTCCTAGTAAGAGTAGAATTCGAAATCTACAATCAATAGGTAGAGGCCTAAGAATAGGAAAAGATAAAGAAAATGTTGTATTATATGATATAGCTGACGATTTATCTTGGAAAAAAAATACAAATTATACGCTTAATCACTTCTCCGAAAGAATAAATACTTATAGTAAAGAGAGTTTCAATTATGAGATTCATTCAGTAAGGATACCAAAATGCCATACATAGACGATAGTACAAAATATCAGTTTGTTAAATTCAAAGATGGAAAAGAAGTATTTGCTATGGTGAGAGAAGTTTTCACAAATGATAAACTAGAACTTCACTTTCCTATGAATATACAATTACAACCAGCAGTGACTGGCGGAGTATTATTACATTTAGGACCTTATATTCCATTTACTAAAGAAGACAGTATTACAGTAGATGAAGATGCAGTACTTTTCAGAACTAGTATTAGTCCGAAATTTATAAGTTTTTATGATGAAGCTTGTAGTGCTTGGCTCAATATTAGAGAAGATGATCAGAAATTTGATGTAAAATCAGGTAGACAAGTTTTTGAGGAACAAAGAGAAGTAATGGAAGGGTTAATTAAACGAAGATTTGAAGATGGAGATTTAGATTTTCGTGAGGAAATTGACCACATGCTAGATGAAATAGAAGATGAAGAAAGATTATTAGGTAATGAATCGGGTCCAAGTAAAGATGACACTATTCACTAATAAT